ATTCAATACTCGCTATCTTGGGCGTGACCTTCGTCGTCATGCCCGAGTTCATACATTCGCAGGCAGCCTCCTCCCTATGGGGGGCTATCCAGGAGCAGTACTCGTTGAGTTCGGAGTTCGTGGCCTCGGTAGTCTTATCAACTACACAGGGCCTATTCCAAATATACGAGTGCGTTTCTGGCGCTGTGGCGGATGGTCGCGTGGCTATTATGGACGCCTGCATGCTGGCTTATGCGAGGATCTTCTCCGTCGCATCAAGCAATGGTCTTACCTCACGTGCGACACCTGGTTCTTTGACAATAGAATCCAAGGTTCAGTTGATTGGCTGTCTTCTCATGACGGCTTACTTCGCGCACTTGATGGTTGGAACACTTACGTTCATCCTTCGGTTGATCGGTTTTGGTTACCAATTTATCTGGAAACTCGTGTTGCAGGCTCTAACGAGCTTATTGCGACTTATGACGGACATCTTGGTCCCTGTGTGGAGAGCGGCCACCCTGCCGCACTTTGCTTTCACCGCAATTCTCGAGCGCTATCGCTCTCGTGATTTGCTTGTCAAAGTCTCTACTATGCCAGAACCAGTCGTCGAAACGGAAAAGGATTTGCTAAGGCGAATTCTCATAACCCTTGGAGAAAGTAAGCAGCGGGAATCAGTACAAGTAGGCTCAAGCCCTATTGGCGTCTCCGAGTACCCTAAAGGTCTCATCTCAATGCGTGATCGCAATGGTGTGCACCGGGGATTTGGGACTGTTACAGGCAGAGCTCAGAAGTTTGTGCTGTATACTGCAGCTCACGTCGCTAAAGAGTGTGCACTAGGAGCAATTCTGGAGCACAATGGGAAATTCGCTAAAGTCGACGATATGGACGTCAAGGTCAAGTTCGAGTCATTCGATCTGGTCGGATTCACAGTAAAACAGCAAGTGTACGATCACCTCAAGTGTGGTGTCATGAAGATGGCACTAGCTACACAGCCAGGGACCCCTTTGAGGGTTTATGGTTACGTTGATGGGAAATTTTCCCTCACGTTTGGAGTGATTCAAGATGTGAAAGGTATGCGTGTGCAACACAATTGCACGACGCTTAATGGTCACAGCGGTACGCCCCTCATTGATGCTCATGGAGCAATGGTTGGTTTGCATGTGTTTACAAACCAGATGGGAGAGAACTACGGCCTCCTAACAGATTACCTTTCTGAGATAAAATCTCGTGAAGTTTTCGCTTCGCGCGAAGACTACGAGGCTTGGAAGAAGGCAATGCGCTACAACAATGAGCGCAAGTGGGATGAGGAAGCTCGTCATCAACGTATGTACGTGGATGATGAAGAGTACGATCTCACATTTGATAAGGAGGAGTGGATGCTCGAAAAGATGGCCGAAGACGCCGCTCGTCGCCACGAAATGATTGAGGATGAGCTGGAAAGGTACGTCGTGAATGCCCGGTCCATGAAGGATTATGCGCAATGGAATGATGACTCGGATGATGATGCATATTTTGATCATCCTCCGAAGTTCGATACTCCATATAATGTTCAGCATTATAGTGCGCAGTCAGCGCCTAAGAAGCGCTTTGAGAAATCCTCCGAGGAGCCGGATTTTCGCCAGGGGAGTTCCAAAGACTCCGAGAACAAAACTTTGGCAAAGGAGGGAGTAGATATTGCGCCTCCAAAGCCAGAGCCCTCGGAGCCTACGAATGGGCCCCAGACTTCTTCTCAGCCAGCGGATCAGAAAGAAGTGAAGTCCAAGAACAACAAGGAAATGCGGAAGGCCAAGCGCCAGCGTCAGAAGGCGCGCAAGGCCCAAAAGAGCAAAGAGGAATCGTCCAACACGTCGGACATTTCTCAGGCTCAACCGGCGGCGGACACGCCCAAGGGAAAGGGAACAAACCCACTCGAGAAGAGATTCGAGAGCTCAAAGAGCTCCGAAACTACCAGTGGCCCAAGCGGGATGCAGACAGCGCCCGCACCTCCCTCTGGAAACACGCAGCCGGAGCGCAAGGAGAAGAATCAGTCGTCTGGAGAGAGCCCACATGGGAAGAATCCAGCCACGTCATCGATTCCCTCATCTCAACGGGGGAATACCCAAGAAGTCCGACGCCTTCGTACTTCAATGGCACAGCAGATAGATTCACTAGTCAAGGCTGGTTACGAGCCTGCTGGGCTGATGGGTCCGGAGATTCTGAGGCAGCTCAAGCGCCTCGAGGAAGTGATCGCAAAGGTCGAAGCTTCCGGGTCGAAGACTTCGCAGTGAAGCGTCAGATAATCGAAAGGGACATACCAAAAGATTCGTCCCCCGGTTATCCTTACGTCAAACTTGGGACAGATAACGAAACCGTGTTGGAAAAGTTCGGAGATTTTATCTGGGATGTTGTGGTGGAGAGGCTGAACCTGATGTTGGAATACGGAGATGAAGTGTTTTCAATGTCCCCAGTCCAACTGATTGATGCAGGATTGTGTGACCCTATCAAGGGTTTCATCAAAAACGAACCTCATCCTGTCAGGAAGATTGTTGACGGGAAACTGCGAATCATTAGCAGTGTATCCTTAGTCGACCAAATTATTGAGAGGTTGCTCGGTGGAGATCAGAATCAAGCAGAAATAGCTGTGTGGGAATCATGTCCCTCGGCCCCAGGAATGGGTCTGCATGATGATGGACTTCAGTCAATAGCAGCGACCTTCCGACGACTTGTGGAGATAGGGAAAATCGCTATTACCGATATCTCAGGTTGGGATTGGTCTGTTAAAATGTGGGAGCTTATGATGGACGCCGTTGCACGCTACAGATTGGCGGGAGCGCATGCCTCTTCGGAGTTTGCGCACTTGCTAAGATGCAACGCATGGTGTGTGGGAAATTCAGTATTTGTGCTCAGTAATGGTGAGATGTGGGCCCAGACAGTGTCTGGTGTTCAGCTCTCCGGCAGATACTTCACGTCTTCTACCAATTCGAGGATGAGATTGATGGCTAGTATGGTCGCCCGAGTGTGGGCTGGCCTTCCAGCCTTAGTCGGACCTCCAGGGAAGAAAGAAGTTGGCGGGAAATCCATGGGCGACGACTGTTTTGAGGTCTGGTTCGAAAAGCTTCAAGAGATGCTTTGCCAGATGGGACATAAGGTTAAATACGTTGATGTTATCGAGGAGCTTAACAAGTTGAGATTTTGTTCTCAACAGTTCCATGATGACGGTACAGCGGAGCCTGAAGACCCAACCAAAACGTTGTACAAGTACTTCTCTCACAAACCTTCTGACCCCAACTACCCGGGGTATGAACAGCAGCTCCATTGGGTCTGTAGACATGCGCAGAAGGATATGAAAGATGTGTGGAGGGTAGCGGCTGCACGAATGGAGCGTGCAGTAAAACTTGCATACGATGTCGGCAGTGACAACAAGACGACGCAATCGGAACCGTGGAGGGAGGCAGAATCCCACATCACGGCAGAAGCAAGGAAATAGACGATCGGGTGAAACGGGTACTACATTTGAAATCCGTGACGCCTACTTTGAGGGGATGACAACGACAGCGGGTGCTGGCTTACAAGAGCTGGCTATCCGCAAGTCGAGTGTCCCAGCATTGAAGCACCGTCTCGCAGGAGTAGTTGAGTGGAGGATTCGTTCTTTGTCTGCTACGTTTGAACCTATCAACACTTCAGGTGAAGGTATGTTGGTGTTGCTCTGTGCTCCGAGTTCAGACTTCAAGCCGACTAGCATTGGTGATGCGATGGTTAAAGGAGGAGCTATGAAGAATTGGACCAAGAGGTTCAGTACTAAGCCCTCTGTACCATCCATCAACTGGGTTAAATCGGATAATGTTGGAGGATTCGTGTATGCATATGCGGATGCAACGCCGTCAAAAACCATCGGCTACCTGAAGGTTAGTATGACTGTTCAAACGCGGGGTTTAGCTTAATGTATCGTCGTTCGGGTGCCGCAGTCCCATAACTGTGAGAAGGCTAAAATCGAGTGCCTGTTAAAACTCGGGGTGTCCCCAAAGCACCTAAAATTAGTT